GTAAGGTTCTTCTTGTCCATCCCCCTACGTCTGAGCATCATTCCCATAAAAATTACTCCTTAAAAGGGTAAGCCCTCGGCTGAGAGCCTACCCACTATATTCGACCAGTCTGAATTACTCCTCAGGGAGCTTAATCAGTTTGCTCTTGTCACGGATCAGAGTGGCGAAGTATTTGTCCGCAGTCACTACCGTGGACTTGTTAATAATATCACGATCTCTCTCTACCAAGACATCTCTCTTGTTGTAGATGCCAAGCGCACCAGGCTTAACGATGTAAGCAGCCTTGTTCGCAATCAGTTTGTTGGAAACAACAACCTGGCAACCATAGAGCATACCAACTGTGCCTCTCATGATGAGATTAGCCGCTACGTCAGTACCAGGAATCCAACCATTAGCCTTACGGATGGTAGCATAAGCCGCCGGATTAACGAGCAGAACCTTCTCGCCATCGATGTCTTCACCGAACAGGGTAAGCGCATCGGCAACCTTGTCAGCGGTCAGCGCACCAGCGGTAACGGTCATTCCGGAGTCTGCATTGGTTGACATATTTGTGAGCAGAGCATTGTCAACCGCATCAGCGATTGCTCTTGCAATCTGATCTACGCCCTCGTCCAACGGACGGCCATAGGCACTGAGGACTGCCTCGTCTGTGATTTGAATGCCAGCACCGTACTTAGCGATCTGCACAGGAACTGTGGTTTCGCCAAGCTGGGAAATCGGAATGTCTGTTCCTTCGGGAACAAGAGCGGCGGTTACGGACTTTGCATAAACAGGGAGTGTAATGGTATCGCCTGGTCTGCCGACCAGTGTGTCATCACGAACCGCAAGAGGAGCGAAGCGGATGAAATCCCAAAGTTTCTTGTTAATTCTGTCACCTACAACCTGAGGGTTGAAAAGGTTGGCAAGGTACGTACCAGTAGTAGTAGGAACTGTAGCCATTTTAAATACCTCTCATAATTTTTGTGAGTCAGCGACTCTCTCTAGTCGAGAGCCGGAGTTGTGTGTATCAATATCCGGCAAGTTGCTTGTAAACAGAAGGATGCTTCTCGTAAAGGTCTGTCTGTTCTGCAAGACTCATCTTGTCGAACTGTTCCTGTGTGATGTGTACGGAATCGTCATTGCCAGTAGCCGGAACAGGCATAGACTTCATAATGTCTGCACGAATCTGCTTTGCCATGTTTTCGGAATGAAGTTTCTGCAATCTGAAAAGTTCATCCGTATCGCCGGAATACTGTGCTTCTGCCGCCTTGGTAGCCATCTCCTCAGAATATCCACAGGCCATAAACGACTTGGCAAATTTGTTGACCTTGGATTCCTTGCGGAGTGCCTCAAGTTCTTCCTTGAGTGCGGCATCTCTCTCAGCCTTTTCCATCGACAGTTTCTCGGACTCGCTCTGAGTAGCCAAGAATTTCTTTTTCCAGTCAGAAGCATCAGCAGTAGCCTTATCGACCGCTTTCTTCATGCGCTTATTCTCGGCGAGAAGTTCTGCGTACATTTCCTCGGCAGTTTTGGTATCAGCCTTTGGCTCATCTGCTTTAGGCTCAACGCCAGTTGTTTCGGTTACATTGGTCTTATTCTCGTCCATACGATTCTCCTTGCGGTTATAGTCTTCTCTGACTTTTTGGAAATTTTGCGAATTATTTTACGTAGCTTCTCTGCTACAGTGCGTTTTTAACGTTCTTCTCTGAACGGTTTATGAATATATAGCACAGCACCGACAATTTGCAATGTTGTCAGCACTTGCTCCCAAAGAGTCATCAAGTGGATACATCATAAGTTCTCCACCGACCTCAAAAGGTTCTGTAATTGGGACGGTCACGCCATTTTCTTCGTGATGCCATTCCCTCTCTCGACCATCCAAAATGGTCTTCCAAGTTTTCACGGTACATCCTCGCTTGATAGCATCTGCAAGTTCGCCGTAGCACATGATTGCGTTTGCCTCAGTAGCAGACATGTTGATTGCTCTATCAGCAGATGTGAAGTATTCCTCGCCCTGATGAGCAAATGTCGAAAGCCCTACTTCCTGTCCGAAGCGTTCAGCCTTGGCACGAATCTCGTCATCGTCAACTCTGCGATTCGCAACTGCTAGAAATGCCAATGTGAAGAGTTCGATTATCTCTCCTAGCCACGGCTTATCCTGTTTCTGCCTTATCTCAGCCAGTGACAGAATCTCAAGGAATCTATCCTCAAGTGCCATAGCGATAAGCACTCTGTCCGTCTTTTGGTCTTGGCTTATGGGCATGACATCGAAGTACTCTTCGTATATCTCCCTAGACAGGCTATGCAGTTCATCAAATCTCAGGTCTGTGGTTCTCATACTGCTGATGTATTCTCTCTATTCTGCTCGGCATTGACATCATCTGCACCTTTGACACCATCGACCACGTTGCCGTCTCCGCTTTGGATTTTGGTTTCATCGTTCTTGGAGATTTTGCCAAGAAGAATCTTGTTAATCATCTCAAGCGAGTCAATTGTGGTCTGTTGTGCATCATCGAAAATGTCAACCGTGGCAATTGCCTTTCCAGGATCAATGCCGATGTTAATGAGATTAGCAAGGGCAGATGTGCGGCTCACAAGGTCATAAGTCTTGTTTCGGCTGAACTTGACAATGACATCTGACTTCTTCAGTTCCTTCAGTTCCTCAGGAATATCAGGAGTGTTCTTGAAGATTGAGATGATGATTGACAGAAGTTCCATCTCGGAAGATGCGAATACTGGCTCTGCCGTTTTTGCCATCGTTTCAGCCAACTGCCATCCGTTTGAAAGCAGAATAGCCGCTCCTGTGTTACCGCCCGATGCACTGTCTCGTCCTGGTACTCCGGCAATTTCAAGCATTTGCGCATACATATAGTCCACAAGTGCCTGTGTCTCGGCTTGATTCAGAGCCGATGTGACGTATGTAACCTTTGCCTCTTTGCCGTCTGCCGTAGTGGAAGTCTGAATGAAACCACCATTCCGCAGTTCATTTTTCTGAGTACTGTCGATAGCGCAGTTGTGCAACCACAAGATTGCCTGAACGTACTGAGCAACATCGTTTACTCGGTCTGAGTTCGTGATGTTCAGCGCATCCATAAGCGGAATTACCGCTTCAAAGCAAGCCATACGGTTTGCATCGTTCTTAAACTCGACAATCGGGATTCTGCCGATGATGTTGGGCTGTTTGCTGATGATCTTGTCACCAAGCAGTTCGTACACCCAATCGGATGTATATGCCGTAATCCTCGCAATCGACATATCAGGAATCCATGAGTATGTCACCGCAAGGCATTTTCTCTTGTAGGCATCGTTTGTGTAGACGCAGTATGTGTTGAGCGGATTCAGCACAACCAAGTCAAACGGAGCAATGTCATCGGACTTCTCCAGTTTGGGATAAACAAGTATATAACCCAGCCCTGTGGTTTTAAAGTCATGTGCAAGTTCTATATCCTTACTCGTCTTGCCCTGTTCCAGTAGCATCTCGTTCAGCATGGCAACACGTTTGTCATCCTGTTTCGGGTCTGCCTTGCGGAAGTCATCCTTGGCTCTCTGCACGAACATGATTGGAGACGCAAATTCGTAGCCAACCTTGAAGTCGGTAATCAACTTCGCATAATTGGCACACAACTGTACGTTAATCTCTGGCCTTATGTCCTTGACACGATAGAAAATCGGCTGATTGCCTTTCTCATACTCCTTGAGATAGCGCATATCATCTCGGTTCTCTGCATGGACAAGCATGGTCTGTTCCACCGCAGCGATAAGATTCTCATCCACAGACAAGTCCATCGGATTGATGTAGATGACCTTGCGACCAGTCAGAAGCGGAGACTGTGCATTAGGAGTTGTATTCTGTTGTGTAGTCTCATTCGTGTTCTGAGTCTGTGTATCAGCCATGTCTAAACATCTCCAAATACGCCAAAAGCAAGCACACCTACGGTCAGATGTCCTTGCTTGATAGTTTTTTCAGTGTAAATATAAAATAAAAAAAGCGGACAAATCGGACAACTTTGCGTTATTCGCTGATTTTCTCATAAGTTTTCAGAAAAATGTCTTGACGGCAAGGGTAAAACTCACCATCAACACCTCTGACGATGTAATCTCCGGCATTGGCTTTCATGTCACCCTCAAGAGTCGGAATCACAATCGTTGACTCGCCAACAGGAAACAAACATTTGCCATTGGTAAACTCGGCAAGTTCGATGTGGTTCTCACCAGTCCACTGAATCGCCGTTATCGGAATCGGTTTCTTGACATACTTATTAGCCATTTGCGTCCTCTTTCTCTAAAAATCTTTCAACAGTCTTGCGCACTGAGTCCTCTGTGTTGCCGCCGCCGACATTCTTTGCTATCTGTCTCCATTTCAGCCCATCGACATACCTCATTGTCACGATCCTACGGATATGGGCATCCTCAATGCCGTTGATAAACACTAAGACATCGTTGGCTGACTGCTCTGATTCTGCTTTCAGCGCATGGAGAATACTTCTTCTGGTACTCAGCAGTCCTTTCATCCTCGCATAGTCCCTTTGTGGGAATCCAGTTATGGTGAAGTGCTGAATACCACCCTCACCGCCCTTAACCATGTCGGTGACTTCTCCCTCTTCCATGATTCTCCGCAAATCTCTCTCGGTCTTCTGTATTCTCTGCTCAACCTCTTCGATTTCACGAACAAGGTCAGCATACTGTGATAAGGCATTTTTCTTTTTCAAAACGGTCTTCTCCCAACAATCGTAGGTGGAGTCTCAGGTCTGTTCTTCCACTTTGCAAAACTTGAAAAGGCATCGGGTACGTCATCATGCTTGTTCTTGCCCATCGGTGAGTAGCCCAACAGGAATGACATCATCTTGCCGTAATCATCATTCGGGTTATACATCGAGCGGTCTTTGAAGATTATGTGTTCCTTGACCCACGGAGCGTAGACGATAATCTTGGTTTCCTTGTTCTGCGTGGTGAACGACTGAGTGATATTGCAGTATCCTTTTGCCTCTTTGACTCGCTTGGATACCTCAAGAGCAATTCTGTCACCGCCATTGTTCGACTCAAACTGACAAGCCTCGACTTTGTTCGTCAAGATCAGATTCGTTGACCTAGCATACTGCCTCTCGTAGTCCGAATCGTCAGAGCAGATACAGTCGGTACAGTAGTACTTGTCACCGTATTGCAGTAAAACGGGCTGAACAAAATAGTCAGTACCCTTGTTCTTGGTATCCACGATTGACAAAACGGCATCCGGCTCTTGCAACGGCAAGTCAAGGTATCTCTGCAACTCATCGTCATGGTAAAGCAGTCCTTCTCGCTCTACTGGTTCGCCCATGAACAAGCACTTGAACGAGATGTCATCCATTGACTTCTTGATGTCGTTGAAATACGCAGTATCGAAGCCAACACCGCCGTCATACTCAAAGTTGGATTCACCATTCTCATTGAGTGCCGGAACTACCAGGAATCTCGCTCTCGGATTGTCAGCATTAATCATCTTGAGCCGACCAACAGGATCGAGCGTACTCCATCGTGTGCAGATGTGCAGTTCCTTACACCCTTGCTTCTTACGAGTCTTGAGGTCAGTGTTGTATGTCTGCCAAAGTTTCTCCAGTCGCTCTTTGTTCAGAGCCTCTTCAATGCCGGAAACAAGGTCATCAGCACAGAGCAGATATTCGCATCGTGTATTACCAGTCAGCGAAGCATTGATAGCACGACAAGTGAGTGATTTGAATCTCTTGCGCTTGCCAACATTGATGGTTTGGTCTTTGGAGTTCGTACCTTCCCTTGCCTTAAAGGTGACATCAGGGAATATCTCGTGCCATGCGTATTCGTCAACATCAGTGAGAATCTGATTCACGCCATCGTACAAGGATTTTGTCATCGTGCCGGAGAACGAGGATGCTAGATTCGGCATATCGGGGAACCATCCGATGACTCCGCTCAGAAGGAAAATCTCAAGAGTTGAGTTGTGAGTAGGCAACATTGTCTTACCAACACAGTAGATGCCGCCCTCAACTTGGATGCAATTGCCTCGCTTCGGTTCTACCTTCCGAACGGACTTAATCGCAATCTTCCTCTGCTTTGAAAACTCACGCAGATGCTTACGCTCTACCCTACAAGGAATCTCCTCTGTGGGAGAGAAGCCGATTACATAGCACATCTTTCTGCCAACAATCTCATGACCGCCTTGAATCGTATGTGCTTTTGGCATTGACTCGGTAACGCATACTCTCCATCCGAACGTTGATACAAGGGCGATGAACGAATCTCTCAGCTTCTCGCTAGTTGTACAGAAGTGGTATTTGTGTTCCGACTTGCTACAACTTCCATCTGCGTCAAGAAGTCCGGCAAGCAGTTCAAGCCTCTGACGTTTTGATGCAGTCAAATAAACATCGGGGATGTACTTCTCGTTTGTCTTGTGGCTGACGCACATACCGACTTTTCTAAGCCCTTCTCTCAAATCGTTGAAGAAATAGTACTGTACGCCAGTATCCTTGTGGACAGTCTGCCAACGAACGGAGTATCCATCTGCGATGACGGAATCTATCACGCACTTGTCAATCGGAGCGCAACAAATGTTGGGAGCATCATTTCTGCCATCACCAAGCCATGCACCAAGTGTGTACGGCTCAACAGGCAGTTCTATGTCAGCATCTCTCTCAAATGGCTCTTTGCTCGGAAGTTGGAAACGGTATCTATGTCCACGTTTGCCCTCAGTGCCGGAATCAAGGTCTATGGTGAAAAGATACTTTGTCTCAATGTTTCTCTCGCCTCTGTGATTCCTGTCGTATACAACCCATTCGTGATTTTCATGGCAATAGACGGTCTCTCCGTTTGTAAATTCGACAACACAATTAGCCATGTCCTTTGGAAAGACATGGAGTACTCTCTTTGGCTTGCCATCTAGCCCATATACATAATCGCCGACTTTGAGATCACCGTGATTCTTCCATCCGTCTGTAGTAAGAACAGGAGTATCATCTGCCAATAGTTTTCCCGAACCAGGTGGTGCGGATATTGTGAGCAAATCAAGTTTATCGTCCACCAAATCTTGCATAGCCTGAATGACACCATGCTTCATCAGGATCTCTCTGCGTGGTTCGTAGAATTTGGCGTGTTGCTCTCTCTTCCGCTCCAAAAACAGGAAATACGAGTCCACGACATAGTGCCTTGCCTCAAGCAGCATGACACTCCAGTACAGTGTAGGAAAGTCACCCTCAAAGTTACTGGCAATGGCATAAAGTGTGTTCTCACGGATGAAAGTTGACCATGCAATTAGCCAACTGCGGTCACGGCCTATCTTGCGTGTATCATACTTGAGCATGAAATTAAGCAAGGTCTGATAGCAGTAGTTCATGCGATCATAGAACGGCAAATCCTTTCTCTGCGCTATCGCTCTTATAGTTTTGTCATACCAGTCTCTCGACTCTCTCTTCTGTGCCATAAACGTAAAAAAGCCTATCCGCACTATGGCAGACAGGCACTCCCCCTCTAGGAAACTCTTTTTTGTTTTTGGGAAAATTTTGGAAATTGGAAATCGACACGGTAGGACTCGAACCTACGACACCTTGCTAAACCCTTGAACATCTTGCTGACGGCATCACGAACATGATACACAATTCTTACAAATGCTCTAACCATCTGAGCTACGTGTCGAATGTATAAAAAAATCAGACTGTTACGTCTGAACGAAGGAGTCCGGCTATCACGGATGGAAACAATGTGAAAACCAGCTTGAGTTTCACGACAACTTGAAAAGGAGATAAAATGAAATGCCAGCAACAAGGCAGTCAGTTTAAAGCGTAACGATGAGATTTGCACTCACAATGCCACCTTGCAATGGGATGATGATTGCGGTCGGTGGAGTTTTGCTTAAACTACGCTACGTGAGTTGCAAGGTCTGAGTTGGGTAGTGTGGTTCGGCTCAGTCGCTTGCACTGTCAGGATTCATTCTCTAGCGTTGCTCTCCTGACAAAACGCTCCAGGCTAATGTCTGAATGACGAATGTGACATTGCACTTGGCTTCTCAGCACTTGGGAGAATACTTGACACCCGAAGAGTACTCTCCACTGGCTGAATGAACTAGCAACCGTTTCGGTATCGGTTACAACCGTCTCGGAGCGATCCGTCTCGCCCAAGATTTTGAAGGAGGTCAATCATGAAAGAAAGCATTGCAGCTTCTCAGGTCATCACGATTATGCTTGTCCAGCTTACTGACATCTCAGTGGGTCTTATGTCAGCTAGAGGTATGCCCCTACAAGCCAAGAGACTTATCTCTGTTGGGGCAAAGTGTAGTAGGCTGGTCGGGTTCTGTCAAGCAGTAGTATCCAATCTCGACCGATGGATAGTCTAATTGGGGCTAAATGAGCCTGATTTGGGGTAGTCTAAGTGACATTCTGAGACTGTATAAAGGCTATGCGGATTATATATACTCTACTCTCTGTAAGGGTAAGGGGTATATTAATAATCTATATATGCCTTTTTGTTCTTGGAAATACTCAGGGGACTCACTATGTGCGCCGGCCCGACTGCTATGACCCCCTGGGGGCTTTCGTCCTTTTTCGTGTCTAACCACGTAAAAGAGCGGCGCGGATCGTTGACAAGGTGTGAACCTGGGCGTGTTCCCTGATCCGATAGGGGGATATTTTAAAAATTTATTACGTGATTTTCTGCGATTGTAACATGTGATAGTTACGTCACTAAAACAATATTTAACGGCGTAACTCAAATACATGTCTATATATTGTGCTTAACCATAGCCGGATACACAATATATTGATTTTATAGCATATTTAGCGACGTAATACCTTGTAACATTTCTGTAATGTCCGCAGTATAAAGACAAACTGTCAATTTTGCTCTATTTGTGGCGGCGCGGCGGCTTCTCCGGCTATTCGGTCAAGCTGTGCGGCGTTGATAGTTGGGCGCGTCTCCTGGGCCTCGATCCGGATGGTCTGGGCGTCGCTGTAACCATATACAGCTTTTAACGCAAACATGCCGCCAATGCTGTTAGTATTAACAACGTTGCCAAGTATCCATTGTTCAATATAGTTACTCCATTTTAAGTAGTAGCTATATTTACTGTAGTTATTATCATCACTATTACTGTTACTATAATCATTACTAATACATATATTATTTATATCATTACTATCACTATATATATTATTACTCTTCTTCTTCCATGTATCTATTAAACTACTATCAATGCCTATTAAATACATAAACATTCCAATAGTAGGCGTTATATGATACTTAGCAATTAAAGGAATAAATATATTATAAAATATTATATCTAATACTCTAATATCATATCCTCGTGTTCCTGGTCTAACTTCTCCTGGTTTTAACATTACGGGCTTTATAATTTCCCTATGCAGTATAAACAATAATCCTATAAAGCTATTAATATTATAAATACTATCGGGATCGGGCAACGACTGTATGTAATTATATTCCACTCTTTCCACGTCTGCGGGGTATATGGTTCCATATTTAGTTTGTACTACGGGAGACTCTGCAGCGGCGGCGGGTCCTGCGGTCCTGGGAGTATAATCTGCGGCCGGTCTTCTTTTCCTTGTCATGTCTCTTTAACTCCTCATAATTCAAAAATAAATTACTTATATATAAATATTTCTATTACTTATGTTTGGGTATTTAAGCGGGGCCGGCTTTCGCTGCTGGGAGTATGATCTGCGGGCCGGAGGTGATCCGCGGCAGGTGTCGCAGCTTTTCCAATTCGGGCCGGCTTCGCGTCGGGTCCATTGTCGCAGGTGCTCCGGCTTTCGCTGCTGGGAGTATGATCTGCGGGCCGGAGGTGATCCGCGGCAGGTGTCGCAGCTTTTCCAATTCGGGCCGGCTTCGCGTCGGGTCCATTGTCGCAGGTGCTCCGGCTTTCGCTGCTG